CGGCGTCTACGGCATCTTCCGTCTCGCTGCCCGCATCCACGACCTGAAGGCCAAGGGCCACAAGATCGTTACCACGATGAAGAAGGACGCGAACGGCAAACCCTACGCCGAGTACGCGCTCGTCTCGCGTCGTCGCGTTGCGTGATGGGCTTCATCATTGGCTTCCTCCTCGCTCTGTTCATGCTGACAGCGCCGAAGAGGGAGCCGGTGGTAACCGCTCCACATCGTGAGCCACCGTCCTACTGCATCGACCCGTGGGCGAGCACCGACATGGGCAACTACGTCTACACGCCGTGCTCGCTCGTCCCCCGCCGTTACAAAGCATGAGGTGACCTTTGGAGCCAAACAAGTCCCGCGCAATCGGGAAGGAGCACTGCCCATCGTGTGGCTCCAGAGACAACCTCATTCGTTACTCGGACGGCCACGCCTATTGCTTCAGTGTGGGGTGTGACCATTACGAGCCCGCAACAGATCAACCACAAACGCACAGGAGGAGCCAGCGAGTGTCCGGCCCATTCATTACCGGAGAATACAAGGCCCTTCTTAAACGTGGCATCACCGAGGAAACCTGCCGCAAGTTCGGCTACATGGTAGGCCGGTGGCACGGCAAGGCTGTGCAGATCACGCCCTTCTACAACTCCGATGGTGAACTGGTCGCGCAGCAGCTCCGTACACCTGACAAAGACTTCCCAATCATCGGCTCGCTCGATGACGCTCTGTTGGACGGCCAGCACCTCTGGGAGAAGGGCGGTCGCAAGATCGTCATCACCGAGGGTGGCATCGACAAGATGACCGTGTCGCAACTCCAAGGCAACAAGTGGCCCGTTGTGTCCATCCCGAACGGGACCAAGGGTGCCAAGAAGTTCATCGCTAAGCAACTCGAATGGCTCTGCTCGTTCGAGGAAGTCATCCTCATGTTCGACATGGATGAACCGGGTCGTATCGCGACCGCCGAGTGCGCAGCGCTGTTCCCACCGGGCAAGTGCAAGGTCGCTGCGCTGTCGATGAAAGACCCGAACGAACTGCTCATGGCAGAGAAGGGCGACGAAGTCATCAGTGCGATCTGGCAAGCGAAGACCTACAGGCCTGACGGCATCGTCACGCTGAAGGACATCCGCGAGAAGATGCTAGCACCGAAGACGATGGGTCTCTCATGGTTCCTCCCGAAGTTGACGGAGATGACTTACGGTCGACACTGGTGCCACATCTACGCGTTCGGAGCGGGCACTGGCGTGGGCAAGACGGACTTCCTCACGCAACAGATGATGCACGACATGACCGTGCTCAACGAGAAGATCGGCGTGTTCTCTCTGGAGCAGCCACCGGAGGAGACTGGGGTTCGCATCGCTGGCAAGCACGCCGGCAAATGCTTCCACATCCCTGACGATGGCTGGACGCAGGAAGAGCTGATCGAGACCGTTGATAAGCTCGAAGCCAGCGGCATGCTGTTCCTCTACGACTCCTTCGGTGCAACCGATTGGGACATCATCAGCGGTCACATCCGGTATCTGAACCACAGCGAAGGTGTTCGCATCTTCTACCTCGATCACCTCACCGCGCTCGCTGCGGCCGAGGATGACGAGAGGAAGGGCCTCGAACGCATCCTGTCTCAGATGGCGGCGCTGTGCAAAGAGTTGCGCATCATCATCCACCTCGTGTCGCATCTGTCCACGCCAAGCGAGGGCAAGCCGCACGAAGAGGGCGGTCGTGTGATGGTCAAGCACTTCAAGGGCAGTCGAGCAATCGGCTACTGGTGCCACTGCATGTACGGCCTCGAACGCAATCAACAAGCGGACGACCCGAATGAGCAGAAGGTAACCACGTTCCGCATCCTGAAGGACCGATTCGCCGGCCGCGCCACTGGCAAGACCATCCGGCTAGGCTACAACCACGCAACCTCGATGCTCTACGAAGCACCGGACTTCGAGTTCAGTGACACCACACAGCCAGTCGAACAGCAGGGCGACTTTTGACCTGATCTATCCACAGGAGGATAAGTGCAGAGTAAACAAATCGCGTGCCTCGCTCACGAACGCTCGTGCGCGGGGTGCGGCAGTGAAGGCGACCGAGAGATCGAGTGGCCCGAACCGGGCAACTACCAGCTCGCATTCATGTTCGACAGCCACGCAGCGATGCACGTCTTCGCGGAGACAGGCTTCTGCCAGAAGTGCCAGCGCACCAAGGCCAACTGAAAAGGATACCACCAATGAAAGCACCGTTCGACATCAAGGGCATCAGCCTGACCTTCGGCTTCCACCCGTTTGACTGGGATTTGTACTTCAGCGCCAGCAAGCACCACGTCAACATCAGCATCGGCCCGCTGATCGTCTCCATCTGGACCGGCTTCTGATGCTGCTGTTCATCTTCTGGATGGTCGTTCTGGACCCGAGGACGTATCTCGACCCGACCCTATTGCCCAAGCAGGCAAGCTGAGCAACCACGGTAGCGCCGTGGCGTAAACGTCAACTGAAGGCGTGACAAGCGGGGAGAGACCCGCACATCAATCTCGATTGCATTGTGCGAGCGCGCTTCAAGGCTCAATGGGTTCGCTAACGCGTGGCCTGCAATCGACGGGGCCTAGAGCCAGCCCCACCAATTCCAATCCCTCCCGCTGCCTCTCCGCGCCCGTACGACAAGGGCTGCGAACGCACGTCTGCTGAATGGACAGCATAGCTCGGAAAGCGCGCCGAGTGAGGAGGCTTCACTTTCAACTCTAGCTACTCCGAGAGAGGGCACTCAATGGCAACTAAACGTCTCGTCTTCGACATCGAAGCGAACGGGTTCTTGGCGGATGTTACGAAGCTCCACTGCGTCGTCGCGGTGGATGCCGGTACGGGCGAGCTGTTCGACTACGCGGACCAGCCCGGTTACACCCCAATCGAGCGTGCCTTGAGTGCCCTCTCGGAAGCCGACGAGATCATCGGCCACAACATCATCAAGTACGACCTCCCGGTTCTAGAGAAGCTGCACGGTTGGAAACCTCGGGCCAACCAGAAGATCACCGATACGATCATCTGGACGCGATTGAAATTCACTGAGTTGCGTGATGCGGACTACAAGGCCCGCCAGCTCGCGGCGAAGAACGGCACCACCTATCCCGGCTACTACGTTGGCTCTCACGCGCTCGAAGCGTGGGGCTTCCGTATGGGCATCCTGAAGGGCCAGTACGGCTACCTGCCGAATGGCTCACGGGACCCCGAAGCCTGGGTGAGGTGGAACGAGAGCATGCACGACTATATGAAGCAGGACGGGCGCGTTACGCTCGCTCTGCTGAATAAGCTGGAGGCAACACCCACCAGCCCGGTCGCGCTCGAACTCGAACACCGCTTCGCTCAGATCATCGCAATGATGGAGGCGAGGGGCTTCGCGTTCAACAAGGACGAGGCACAGGCGCTCTACGCCGAACTGGTGAAGAAGCGGTTGGTTATCGGATCAACACTGAAGGAGACCTTCCCGCCACGCGTGGTCGAGGAAGTCTTCATCCCGAAAGCCAACAACAAGTCTCGCGGCTATGTGAAGGGCGTTCCGTTCACCAAGCGTCACACCGTCGAGTTCAACCCATCGTCCCGTCAGATGATCGCTGATCGACTGAAGGAGAAGGGCTGGCAACCGCTGGAGTTCACCCCCGGTGGTCAACCGAAGATCGACGAGACCATCCTCTCGAAGCTCGACTATCCTGAAGCCAAGGTGCTGGCCGATCACTTCCTCATTGAGAAGCGCATCGGCCAGCTCGCTGAAGGGGACCAAGCGTGGCTCCGTCTCGAACGAGATGGGGCTGTTCACGCCTCCGTCAACACCCTCGGCGCGATCACCGGACGTTGCACTCACAGCAACCCTAACATCGCACAGGTGCCCAAGGTAGGGTCCGCATACGGTGAGGAATGCCGTCGACTGTTCGTGGCCCGTCGGGGTTACAAGCTGGTCGGCGTCGACTTGTCCGGTGTCGAGCTGCGGTGCCTCTCGCACTACATGGCTCGATACGACGGTGGTGCCTATGGCAAGGCCGTGGTCGAAGGCAGCTCCAAGGACGAGAGCGATGTTCACTCGCTTAACTCCAAGGCGCTCGGTCTCAATCCACACACGGTCTACAACGTGTTCGGTAAGCAGAAGACCGGCCGTGATATTGCGAAGACCTTCATCTACGCCTTCCTCTACGGGGCAGGCGACGAGAAGCTCGGCAGCATCATCGGTGTCAGCGAGGAAGAGATTGCTCGCTTCCCAGAGACCCAACGTGGTCGCTGGAACAAGGCGATGCAACGGCTCGCTCGTGACGGTCGCTCTCAAGACCCCGTGGTCTGCGCGATGCTCGTCAAGGGCGGCATGCTCAAGGCCCGCTTCCTGAAGCAGACCCCCGCGCTCGACAAGCTGCGCGAAGCGGTGGTCGACAAGGCGAAGACTGCGAAGAAGCTCATTGGCCTCGACGGTCGCGTGCTCTTCGTGCGCTCGGCTCACTCTGCTCTCAACACGTTGTTGCAGAGTGCAGGAGCGGTGCTCGCGAAGGAAGCGACGGTTATCGCATGGGACGACCTATCCAGCCGTGGATGGGAATGGGTAACGGACTGGGCGCTCGTCGCTCACATCCACGACGAACTCCAGAACGAAGCAAGAGAGGACATCGCTGATGAAGTCGGACAGACGATCAAAGCGGCCATGCGCAAGGCCGGCGAGAAGTACGCCATGCGCGTCCCCATCGACGGGGAATACAAGGTCGGGACCAACTGGGCCGAAACTCACTAGCGTCCTCCGTCGTGCGTGGACGAAGCCGTTCTCGACCAAGTCGGACTTCGCCCGCGCCCACGCAGACCACGTAGCGCTCGCAGCCAGTGACAGGCTCATCACCACCCGTATGGCCGCAGGGCTGTACGGGCGTGAATGGCTGATCACTGATGCGGGCCTGAAACGCCTTCAAACATTACTCGCGGAGAACGCATGAAGCTCTTTAGCAAAGCTGCGGACGGCGGGGAGAACTCCGGCGTGACCGGGTACTTCCTCGTCGAGATCAAACCGCTGTTCTCGATTGTGCTCCTTCGGTTCAACAAGGGGACACGCGAGGCGTTCCACGAGCATGCGTTCAATGCGTGGACCTTGTGGCTCAAGGGCAGGGTGCGCGAGCATCAGCTCTACGCCACCGACAGGTTCATCCTGCTAACGCCGACCGTTAGCGAGTTCGCTGCAGGGCAACTGAAGTACACCCCGCGCTCCAACATGCACAAGATCGAGGCGCTCGAAACCACATGGGCTCTTTCCGTCAGAGGTCCGTGGGGTGATCGCTGGCGAGAGTTACGCGGTGGTCGCGTCGTCACCCTCACGCACGGTAGAAAGGAAATCACTTGATCGTATTCAAGATCGCACTAGCCGGCGCGGGCCTCTACGCCTTCGCTTGGCTGCTCAACCGTGCGCTCGCCGGCATCGCCCTCATGTCCCTCTTGGACGGGTGGAACTGATGCCTCGCATTGCACTGATCGACGGCGACGTGATTGCCTATCGCGCCTCGTGTGCCGTCGAGGAGGCCGTAGAGTGGGAGCCCGGTTACTGGACGTGGCACTGCGACGAGAACGCCGTGAAGCGAGCGGTCACTGAAGAGATCGACCGTTACATGGCGAAGCTCGACGCAGGCAGCTACAAGCTCTGCCTCACCACGCCAACCGACATCCCCAACTGGCGCATGAGCGTCCTGCACACGTACAAGCGCCAGCGCGCCAACGTGCGCAAGCCTCTCGTGCTGAAGCCCATCCGACAGTGGATGCTCGACAAGCTCCAAGCCGCCATGCGGCCGACGCTTGAGGGCGACGATGTCATGGGCATCTACGCGACATGGGTTGGACTGAAGGGCGACAAGATCATCGTCAGCATCGACAAGGACATGAAGACCATCCCCGGTCTCTATCTTCGCACGCTCGATGACGACGTGGAACAGATCACCGAAGACGAGGCTGACTACTTCCACATGTACCAGACGCTCATGGGCGATGCCACCGATGGCTACTCCGGTCTGCCGGGAGTTGGGCCGAAGAAAGCGATGGCCATCCTCGAAGAGGTGCCACCGAGTGAATGCTGGGCCGCTGTGGTTGCAGCCTACGCAGCCAAGGGTCTCGGTGAACAGGAAGCCCTCACACAAGCCCGCGTGGCCCGCATCCTGCGCGCCTCTGATTACGACTTCAAAACCAAGAGGCCAATCCTGTGGACACCTCCGTCAAACTGAAGATCGGCTACGTGGTGCTACGTCATGGCGACCCGGTGAAGACCGGGCGCTCCGGCGCGCGTACCTCGAAGCTCTACGCCAAGGCCGGCATCGCTCGACGCGTGGCCAACCAGAAGGACGGCATCGTGCTCGAAGCGTTCATTGAGGTGCCAGGCGAATGACCCCCGGCCTCGCAATCCAACTCTGTGCCTCCGCGACAACCATCCTGTCGTCATGGGCGTACGGAAACAAGAAGACTGCCGGTCCACTTCTGGGCCTGCTCAGTCAACTCCCGTGGTGGTCCCTGATGGCCTACGAAGGTCTCTGGGGTCTCCTACCGGTCAACGCCGTGCTCACCGGCATCCACATCCGCAACCTACTCAAATGGCGCAAGGAGAACTCCACGCATGACCCTGAAGACTGAACCCTGCGCGTTCTGTAAGAAGAACGTGGTTGCCCCGTGCGCCCACAGCATGGCGGCCGATACGTGCAGCCAGCGTGCGCCCTCTCGTGTCCCCCCCGATGGAGCCATTTACGCTGCGGTGTCCGAGGCCATAACGCCCCAGCAGGTCAAGCAAGAGGTCGCGGACATCCTGCGACGAACGTCCACTGCGCACGCCCTCGCCAAGCCTATCCTACCGGAGATGAAGCCGTCTGATCGCATCTCGACTGACGAGGCCTACGCGACGCTCCGCAAGGCCCGTGAGGTGCCGCCGCCCGCGTCCATGAAGGTTCAGGTTGGAGGCTCCCACTACAAGGGCATGCCAATCCAACCGCTGACCTACATCGAGGCCAACGAGATGGGGTTCTCTGAAGCCAACGTGGTGAAGTACGTCACCCGGTGGAAGCTGAAGAACGGCATCGAAGACCTGAAGAAAGCTCGGGACATCCTCGACAAGAAGATCGCGTTCGAGGAAGCCAAGGAACAGGCGGGACTGATGGAGTACCTAAGTGCGCTCTTCAAAAGCGTCTGAGACCCCTCGGGCCATCGTCACGAAACAGGCGATGGCAGCCGAGTTCATCCGCACATACGAGGTGGAGAAGAGCGTCGAGCTTAACCTACAGGCGGTCAACGAGGAGCTGCTGGAGTTCGAGCAGGCCTTGGAGAACCTCCTGAAGGAAGGCGTGGACGTGCTCTACTCCTCATTCGTTCTGGAACAGTGCCGGCCGAAACCGGGGCAGGTGGACAGCGACACCATTGTCCAGATCAGGCGGGCGGCTGACATCCTCTATCGGATGTTCGGTCAGGCCCGGTACGAGGAGGCCTACGCCCGCGTGCACGCCAGCAACATGAGCAAGCTCGGGGCTGACGGCAGGCCGGTGCGCAAGCCCAACGGCTGTGTAGCCAAGGGGCCAAACTACGTGCCACCGACGTTGCATGATCTGGTGACTTAACCCGCACTCTTGACCGATTATCGAAACACCAACCAAAGCGGACAAATATGCAGATCGCTGATAATGGAATCCCCCGCCGCAATCGGGTTGACCTTTATACCCCCGCCGAGACGGCAATTCGTGAGGCTATGATAGCCGTCGAAGAGGCTGGGGCCGACCCCCGCCTCACTGAGGCAGTGCAACTGCTTTACCAAGCCAAGGGCCTCGTTGCCGACTTCGTAGAGCGAGACCATCAGGGGTTTTGAGCAGTTACAGCATAAGTTACTGACAGCAAAAAGATTAGGCAGATTACCCCTGCCTAATTTTTTCGTCCAACCTCCCCCCTTGAGAACATAACGCAAGGGGCACCCTCAGTGGACACTAAGTTCCCCGCAATTCCCGCCGACCTCCTCGAAGAACTGGAGCGGCTCTTCCCCGAACGCTCCGCTGAACTCCAATGGACTGACCGCGAAGTCTGGCTCAAGGCCGGACAGTGCTCAGTCGTGCGCCTGCTGCGCGCCAAGTTCGACGAGCAGAACACCACCGTCATTCAAAGGTAAACCCGCCGTGTGCGCCGCTATCCTCGACAACTGGTTCGGCATTGACCGGCCAACCACTCCTACGCCAGATGTGGTCAATCCACTGCCTCCGCAGATCGCCAACCCGAACGCGGGTGAGGCACAGGCTGACATCACTCCGTCCAGCGACAGCAACAACGTGAAGGCCAAGCGGCGTGGCACCTCAAGCCTCAAGATCGACCGCGCTGGTGGCGGCGTCGGCTTGAACATTCCGCAGGCGTAAGTCTCGATGGCACAGACCGCCGCGAGCCGCTACACGCAGCTCGAAACGGCACGTCGTCCATTCCTAGACCGCGCCCGTGACGCTGCAACGCTCACCATTCCCAGCCTGATGCCTCCTGAAGGGCACACTGGGTTCACCAAACTTCCCACTCCATTCCAAGGCATCGGCGCACGCGGCGTGAACAACCTCGCTGCACGTCTGTTGCTCGCACTGCTCCCTCCGAACAGCCCATTTTTCCGCTTGCAGGTTGATGACTTCACTCTCCAGAAGATCACCAAGCAACAGGGGATGCGTGCTGAAGTCGAGAAGGCGTTCAACATGATTGAGCGCGCGGTGATGGGCCAGATCGAAGCCGGCGCTATGCGCGTGACTGCCTTCGAGGCGATCAAGCACATCATCAACGATGGTAACGCGCTCTGCTATCTTCCCGACGATGGCGGCATGAAGCTCTTCCGTCTCGACCGCTATTGTGTGGTTCGTGACCCGATGGGCAGCGTGCTGGAGATCATCACCAAGGAAGACCTCTCGCAAAGCTCGATGCCGGAGCACGTCAGGGCACTCATGCCTGCCGGCTACGAGACCAAAGACCCCACCTCGAAGTGCGCTCTGTACACTTGGGTGCGCCGTTCGGACGACGGTAAGTTCTGGAAGGTCCATCAGGAAGTCCACGACATCGTCATCCCCGGCTCCTACGGCACGTATCCCATCGGCAAGACACCTTGGATACCACTTCGGTGGGCCAAGATCGACGGCGAGGACTACGGACGTGGCTACGTCGAAGAGTACATCGGTGACCTGAAGTCGCTCGAAGCGCTCTCTCAGGCCATCGTCGAGGGCTCCGCAGCCGCAGCCAAGGTTCTCTTTCTGGTGAACCCTAACGGCACCACGCGGATGAAGGACGTTCAAGACGCTCCGAACACTGCGGTGCGCGCCGGTAAAGCCGATGACGTGACCGTATTGCAGATGAACAAGTTCAACGACTTCAAGGTCGCGCAAGGCGTGATGGAGTCGATTGAGAAGCGCATCAGCATGGCGTTCCTGTTGAACTCCAGTGTCCAGCGTAATGGCGAGCGAGTGACTGCCGAAGAAATCCGGTACGTTGCAAGCGAGCTGGAGGACGGCCTCGGTGGCGTCTACTCGATCCTATCACAGGAGTTTCAGCTCCCGTTCGTCACGCGCATCATGTGGCAGATGGAGCGACAGAAGAAGCTCCCACCGTTACCGAAGGGTCTCGTGCGTCCAGTCATCACGACTGGCCTCGAAGCACTCGGTCGCGGACAAGACCTGACGAAGCTAGACACGCTATTGCAGCGTATCGCTCCGCTCGGTCCTGAAGTCATCTCGACGTATCTCAATGTGGGCGACTACATCACCCGCGTGGGCACTTCGCTCGGCATCGACATGGCCGGCTTGGTCGCCTCTCAGGAGCAAGTCCAAGCATCTCAGCAAGCCGCACAGGCTCGCCAGATGATGGAGAAGCTCGGCCCGAAGGGGATGGACATCGTCCGAGATCAACTCAAACCACAGGCACCTAATGGCCCGCAAGGATAGCACGACCACCGACGAACCGAAGGTGGACACCCAAGCTGCACCCGCAGTTGAACCTAAGACAGTGACGACCGACGAAGGCACCTTCACTACGGATGCCCAAGGCGTCGTTGTACATACGAGGCCTTAATGACTGTTGTCCTGAACACTGGCGCTGCCGTCGACACCTCGACGACCCCAGCGCCGGAAGGGCACGAAGCAGCGATGATCGCGAAGGTGGACGGGCAGGCAACTCCCACCACCCCAGCGTCAACTGAAGCTGCACCGGAGCGTCCCGCCTGGCTCCCCGAGAAGTTCGCTTCGGTGGAAGACATGGCGAAGGCTTACTCCGAACTGGAGAAGAAGCAGGGCAGCACTCAGCCGCCCGCTGCGAAGCCCGATGCTCCAGCCTCAACGGAAATTCCGACGCAGGACGCTGCCCGCCAACAGGTGGAACAGGCCGGTCTGGACTTCGAGGCGCTGAACACCGAGTTCGCCAAAGACGGACAACTCTCTGATGCGACGTATGACAAGCTTGCTAAGGCGGGCATCAACCGCTCTGTGGCTGATGGCTACATCGCCGGCCAGCAGGCCTTGGCCAACCAGACACGTACTGAAGTCTTCACCGTAGCTGGTGGAGAAGAGGCCTACACCGAGATGGTGACGTGGGCGAAGGACTCAATGTCCGCGCAGGAGATCGACGCCTACAACAAGGCGATGAACTCCCGCGACATCGCCACGATGAAGCTCGCGGTCGATGGTCTTAAGGCACGCTACGTTGGCGCTAACGGCTCCTCGCCGAAGCTCGTAGGCGGCAGCAGCGCTCAAGCCGCTGGTGCATCTGGAGATGCCTTCCGTTCCACCGCAGAGCTGACCACCGCGATGAAAGACCCGCGCTATCAGTCGGACCCTGCGTATCGGGAAGACGTACGCGCCAAGCTCGGTCGCTCCAACATCATGTAACAAGAAAGCACCATGTCCGACACTTCGGTCCCCTCGGTGCGACAGAAGAAGTACGGACTGGTGCATGATTGGCACTGGATTGTGAACCACGCATGGTCATTCTGGCTGTGCGTGCTCGCCTTCCTCTTCTCTGTCGCTGAAGCGGCTCTGCCGTTTATCCTCGACAACTCCAGCCCGAACATCCTTTACGCCTTCGTCATGGCAGGGGTGACCGGTGCTGCTCTCGTCCTCCGTATCGTCGCTCAACGCGAGATCGGCGGGGACGATGTTTAATTTCCGCAAGGCCGCGATCTGGCTCACAGTGTGTGCCACGTTCGTCACCGGCTTCGAGGGCGTTGCTCTCAAGGCATACCCCGACAGGTTGGCCCGCAATATCCCGACCGTCTGCGCGGGCGAGACTGAAGGCGTGAAGCTCGGTGACACCTACACCAAAGAGCAGTGCGCCGATATGCTCGCCAAGAAGCTACCGCGCTATTGGAACGACATCTCGAAGTGCATCAAGGTGCAAGTCACCGACAACGAGAAAGTCGCCTACACCTCATTCGCTTACAACGTCGGCGTAGGAGCATTCTGCAATGGCTCTATAGCCCGCAAGCTCAACTCCGGTGACCACAAGGGCGCATGCAACGCGCTGCTCATGTACGACATGGCCAGCGGTAAACACATCCGTGGTCTAGCTCGTCGACGCGCCGCTGAGCGTGAAATCTGTCTGAAAGGTCTGTGATGTGGTTACTCTCATACGTCGGCTCGAACTTCGGGCTGATCATCATGGTCGCCTTGTCTGTCGCGGCTCTCGGAGCTGTGGCGTGGTTCGCGAAGAACTGGAAGGTGGCGGTTGCCGCTGCTGTCGTTCTCGCGTTGGGCTTCGCCTACATGCAGGTCGACAAGAACGCCTACCAACGCCGCGTCTCGGAAGAGGCGAGGGAGCAGGTTGAAATTCTCCAGCGCCGCCTGGGTGCACTTCAGTTGACCGCTAAGGCCGACGCAGCGCGCTCCGCAGAAGACCAGAAACGCATCGCTGAACTCGAAAGGCTCGCAAGTGAAACGCCTCCGAATACTGGCGCTTGCCTTGATCGCGATGCCGCTCGCCGCGTGCGGGCCATCCGATAAGCCAAGCCCGTCTCAATTACCTTATGCCCCTGCTGACCTTCAGCACTGCTTCCGCGAAGCCGTAGGTGTCCCTGACCGGGCACTGACGGTGGCTGAAGTGGAATCTCTGTGGAAGCAGGACCGCGTCCGTGTCGCCGTCAACAAGCGTTGCGGTGATCGCATGCTTGCTTGGTACTCAACCCTTCAAGCCAACTGGAAATAACTGTCATGGCTCTTAGTCCTATTCCCGTTGGCATGAACGCTGGCGGCAACACCTCAGTACAGTCCGCCGCTGTCGGCACCAACTATGCCACCTTCGCTGCACAAGCGTGCACTCAGGTCACCATTGTGAACGACACGGGAACTGACGTTGAGTTTCGTCAGGACGCCGCTGGCGTTGCGTTGACTGTCAAGGACGGCAATATCTTCTCCATCTTCGGTCTCACCAACGCCAGCCAGATCGGCGTTCGTCGTAAGGACACCAGTAATACTCAGGTGACCGTCAAGGCTCGCTGGGAGTCCTAACAATGAGGCTTCCCATCTCGCGCCAGAGGGTTGGTCGCGGCGTGCTTTGGAAAGCGGCGAACCCCAACGCCGCCCCCTCATGGATGCCGTCCGACGCCAAGATCGGCCTCAACCACACGACGCAGCAGTATTACATCCGAGATGTGGGGTACGTCTCGTTATCTAGCTTGCGCACGTTCACCCGTTCGGGCACCGCGACCGCTATCGATTCCGCTGGCCTTGTCACCTCGTTTGCAGCCGATACTCCGGCTCTGGCCGATACTGGCCTATGGGACACTTGGGAGAGCCGAAGAAATCTGCTGCTCAACACCGGCGACCTCAGCAACGCGTCATGGGCGACCTTCATCAACGGCACGGGTTCACTCAGCAAGGTTGCCAATGCGGGGACCGCGCCGGACGGCAGCAACAACGCCACCAAGTTCACGATCAATCGTACAACGACGGTCTCATACGCCATTGTCGATCAGTCGTTCACGGGTACGGCGGCCGGTTATAGTGGCAGCATTTGGCTGAAAGCCGACGCCGGGAATGCTGGTCGGGTGATCTACATTGCCCTTTCCAACGGGACCGCGCCACAAAACCCTCAGCCTGTGACGCTGACAAACACATGGACCCGTTATTCGGTTCAGAATGTCACGCTGGCAGCATCTGCCAACTGTCAGTTGGTGATCGGCTACATTACGGGCGTCGGTGGCGTGGGCGGCACAGCATTCTTGGCGTGGGGCGGACAGGCCGAACTTGGCCCGACCGTATCGCCCTATATGCCAAATGCAGGCACTTCGGTGGCGCGCGGTGCCGCGACATGGACCGCAACTGGCGCGCTGGCCACCTTGCTCGCCAGTTCTACGGCCAGTGTGGAGTTTGTCACCTATTCATCCGACCGGGGCGGGGTTGCAAAGACCCTCATTGATGCCAATGGGTCAGTCCTACTTGGTGTTACCTCCGGCAATCTTGCCACCAGCGCGGTTGGCGCAGCGCTCAACACCAGCAATGTTGGTGTCTGGACCACGACCAATGACCTCGGCTTCTCGTGGAACGCAAGCGGTGGCCTGTTCAATCTGATCGGCACGCAGACCAGCGACGCAACGGCTCGTACGCCGACAGGGCCGTTCAAATTCTTCAATACCGGTGGCGCAAACTACTGGAATGGTCAGATCGGTATCGAACTCTATTACGATACCAAGCAGACCTCGCTGCAAGCTGTTCTTCCAAGCGGTGTCCTGCCCGGCTTCATCAACAAGTACGCGGGGAGTCCACTGCCGGGCATTTCGCAGTATAGAAACTTCTCTGGCTTGGTTCCTGCGAACAGTAGCAATCCTCTCTTCACGCAGAATGCGGGGACTTGGGACACGTTCGGCACCAACACACCGTACATGACTGAGGGGGCAAAGAGCGGAAGCACGTACTACGCCCTGACCTCGACTGCGGTAAATAATGGTTCTGGCGGTCAGAACTGGATCAATATGGCGCTCTACACGGGCACCAGTCCGTTGAACTTTACCGCCCATGCGTCCAATCCATCATTCACCAACACCGCAGGGGCTTGGGACGACAATTATCTACTGCACCCATGTATCACGCGGGATTGCGCTCTGGCGCCGTTCGTCGCGTACTACAGCGCGCGCAACGCGGCACAGACCGCGTGGGGCATTGGTATCGCAACGTCTACAGACGGTGTGACGTGGACCAAATACGCCTCGAACCCGATCATCACTGGGAATGCTGGTCAAGGGTACGCCAATCCCGGTTTGCCGACCATTGTTACCGTAGGGTCCACGCTGTACCTGATCGTTTGCAACAACGGCAACGCAAGC